GGGCCCGAGTAACCGCTGTGGTTCATGGCTGTGGTGCCGTCGCTGTTTGTCACATCCAGCCAGCCCACGCCGCCGCTGCCGAGCGTGCTCAGGCCCTGCACGCTCAGCACACCATTGGCATCGGTGGTCTCGCCGCTGAACGTAAAGGCCGGTGCGTCGAATGATGCCGGCTGCGGGCTATCGAAAAACGCCCCCTGCAACCCCGTGAGGTTGGCAGCAGGCGTCGTGCCGTCCGTCGTCAGAGTGACCGTGACCGTGCGCGATGTGGTCGAGGCCGCAGTCAGGATCGCATCGGCCATCTTCGGCGCGATGTTGGCCATGCAGGCCCAGCCGTAGGGGTGCAGGGCGTCGGACGACTCAGAGGACTGCCAGAATCCCGCCGTGCTGATGTACCGCACGCGCGATGGGTCAGAGCACCCGGCTGCGATGGCTTGCAGGTTGGCCTCCTGGTTCGTGCCGTCGAGCGGCCTGAAAAGCACGAACTGCGTGCTCGGCATTGCGGTGAGCATGCCGTCGAGCGCCGCGATGCCGTCGGACTGCGTGTTGCCGGTGCCGTCGTTGTAGCCCTGCAGCCACACGCAGTAGTCAGGCGCCGGGCTGAACGTGCGCGCCTGGCCCGACCAGAGGAAGTCCCACGAGTCCACCATCGCCGGGACGTTGCCGTTGCCGGTGTCGCTGATGCCCTGGCTGCCGAAGCCCACCACACCCACCTCGGCGCCAAGCTGGCGGCCCAATTCGAGCGGCCAGCACACGGTTGCGGAGTTGCGGTCCACGTCATCGGTGCCGTTGAGGGCCAGCGTGCGCACGCCCTCAGTGATGCTGTCGCCGTAGCACAAAAGGTTCAGCGGCCGGCGCTGCGGCGCGCTAACCGTGTCGCCGGACGTTGCAAGCGTGAGCCCAGCAAACTTGCAGACAGCGTTCGGCGGGTCGTTCCAACGGTTGAGCGTTTCGCTTGTCGCGTCGAGGGTTACCTCCAGCATGTGCGTCGTGTTGTCCTGCCCGCTTGGCATGGTGACGCTGATCGTCGACGCAAGGCTTTCGCTCTGGTTCGTGCGGCCATCCACGCAAATGTGGACCCGCCCTACCGGGCTCGACACGTTGGTCATGTCGTAATTGAGCGTGCAGCTCGGGCCGGTGAAAAGCACGCGGTAGTACGCCCCGGGGTTGATCGACTGCGCGCGTGTGGAGTTGACGTGCCAGTTGTACGGGCTGTACAGGATGGCCGCGTTGTCCGGTGCAATCGGCGTAACGCCAGCGCTTGCCGTGTAGCTGATCGGCGTGGGGTCAGATAGCCCACCGTTGTTCGTTGCGCTGATCGAGTGCGTCGCGGCACTGGCGGCGGTGTAGGTGAACGTCGCAGTCGGGGTGCCGCTGCTGATGTCTACCGTCGTCGGCGTGAACGTGCCGCTGGCGCCGCTGTCGCTCGGGGTGACGGTGATCGTGCCGGTGATCGCGCCGTCGGCGCCGACAGTGAAGTTCGTCGATGCGACACCGACCGTGCCGCTTGAGGGCCCGGATAGGGTAATCGCGGTTGCCGGAGAAACGTCCGCTGTATCGGCGCCGGTGTTGTTCAGGTGCCAGAGCGAGACAAGATCTGCCGTGCCGTCCGCGATCGGCCCGGTCGGCGTGAAGCCCGCGGTGTAGCGCTCGGTGCTCCATACCGCAACCTCGTCGACTTCGCCCTGCCACGAGTAGGCGGTGCCGGGGAAGATGCGCACGCCAAGGTTGTTGCTGTACGCGGCGCCAGCGCCCGACATCGTGGTCGCGCTGGTTGCCACCGAGACGCCATCGACGAACAGTTCCCCGCCGTCAGTACCCAGCACCAGCGCCAGGTGGTGCCAACTCCCGTCCATGATGTTCGTGGACGAGTTGAGGGCCACTTCCGTGCCACTCGATCCATAGCGAGCGGTCGCGTTGTTCGATGCGTCGCAGCCAAGCCAGAACGTATCGACGGCGCCGAAGGCCACATTGACGGCGCCGCGGGCGCTGTCCTTGACCCAGCCTTCGAGCGTCCACGTCCCATTCGTCGGGATGGGGTTCGCGACCTGGCCGCTGCCGCCGTTCAGGCTCGCGCCATACTGCCCGGTAGCGTTGTAGGTCGGGCTGGTTAGGGTTAGGTCTGCCATCGCCTGTACAGCGTCAGTCCTCGGTCACTACAGTGCCGGCGTTGATCCTAGGCGTAACACCGTCGCCGCACACAATGTTCGGGCTGATCGCGCCTTTGTAGAGCAGCACGCCAGCCCCACTCGACGCCGTACCGATGCCGAAGTGCGTCGCCGTTCCAGTGCCGCCGGTTCCGGCCGGGAAGTCGGCATTCGCAGCCAGCGCGATAGCGCCGGCCGTCACCGTGAAGCCAGACCCGGAGCGTGCCACCGCCGCGCGCGCATAGCTCGTGTACGAGATCTCGTTGGTCGTCTGGTCGCCTGCCTCGCCTGGGTCAGACGTGTGCAGCGACAGGTACAGGCTTCCTGCAGTCGACGATCCGCGCAACCCAGTCGCGTCACCAATGTTCGCGGCGTTCGTGTTGTTGAACACCAGCAGCGCCAGCGCGCTCTCCCAGGAATTGCTCTTGCTCATGTCGCCCCTTCAGGCAAAAGAAAGGGCGGCCGAAGCCGCCCCGTGTTCACGAGAGGCGCGCCCTAGTCGCTCAACAGCGGGTTCGGGTGCTTGCTGTGGTCGTAGCGCGCTTCGACCTCTTCTGCCGTCGGCAACCTGTCATGCGGCGTGATGTTCACGCGCACGGCGCCGCTCGCATCCCGCGCAATTCCGACGTCTAGCGTGTCGTACCCGTAGTAGCGCTCCTGGTGAGGCACGAGCGCGTCCATCAGGCTCGTCACCTTCGGCATCGCCAACTCGATGCCGCGGGCCGCGGCGATGCCGAGCCAGAACTCAACGCATGCCCGCCCCTTCTCTGCGCTGTGCGCATCTGGGTAGGTGAAGTCGATTCCGAACAGGGTGATCTTCTTGACGCCGATGTGGATCGCGTATGCCACCGCGTAGGCGGCTGTGCTGTTGAAGTACCCGTGCGGGAACCTCGCCACCACCTCACCGAGCGGGAACTCAACCAGCCCCGGGTAGTCCGGGTGCGCACGGCTCGTGACGATCGGGCCCGGGTGGCGCTTGAGCCACTGCAACATCGTCGCGATGTTGCTCTCCGGCGCCGCGGCGGCGCGGACTTCCTGGATCCGCACGTCGTCCATGTGGAAAACGAGATCGGCATGGAGTACGTCACCGAGCGCATTGATCGCCCAGGTCTCGTCGCAGAAGCGATGCCGGCCGCCCATGCGCTTTGTCAGCTCAAGGTACGCGTTCAGCGACGGCCCGAGGCCGAGGATGGCCACATGGCGCGGCGCGCTGGCGGCATCCTTTGGCGGCTCCGCTGAGGGCTTCTTTGCCGTGTTCTTCGGCGCTGCCTTTGTCGCGCCCGCGGCGCGCTTCGCCACGGCGATGACGGTGCGTCCCTTCTTCAAACCATGCTCCACATCAGATTCAGGCCCTTCCTGGCTCCACCATTCGACGACTTGCCAACCGCACTCGGCCAGCAGCGCTTCGAACTCACGCGGCGTGTAGTGGCGATGGTGGAATGCGTGCCCGTTCCACGGGAAGCCTTCCTCGTTCGGCACGCTGGCCACCAGCACCGGCGAAGCCACGTGCAGCGAGCGAAGCAGCGGCGCCGGGTCCTCGACGTGCTCGATGGTCTCGAAGCACACGGCGACATCGAACGCACCCAGCTTGGAGACCGGCCGCGTTTCGCTTGACCAGAATCGCGCCCGCTCGTGCGCATAGTGCTGCCGCGCGTAGGCAAGCGCCTCGCCGCTTTTGTCCAGCCCGATCGCCTCGCGGGCAACCTCGGCCAGCAGTTGCGTGCCGTAGCCGACCCCGCACGCGAGGTCGACCACGCGCGCACCGGCGGGCAGCCGCGAGGCCGCCCATTCATAGCGGGCAACGTGGTCGCGCCGTATCCCGGAGCGGGTCGGCGCGATCTGGCGCTCACCTGTTCCAATCACGGGTTGGCGACTGGGGCGACAGCCGGCCGGAACAGGATCGCGTCGGCCCACATGAGGCCGGCCGAGGTCGTCCCGGTGTTCGTGAGCGTCAGCTGCACATAGCGCTTGCTTCCCTTGTAGCCGAGCCGCTTGACGACTTGCTGTGCAACCCCCGAGGTGCGCGTGGCCGCGGCAGCGAGCCCGGCAAGGGCCTCAGTGCCGATCAAATCAGCATCGGCAACACTGGTTAGGGTGCCGGTCACGTCGCCCTCCTTCAGCAGCGCAGTAACGACAGAGCCAGTCGTAGTGACCGCGCCGTAGCCGACGAGGAACTCGACGCCGCCGTAACCCTGCCGGTCGATGATCTTGCCGGCCGATGCGCCGGTTGCGCCAAGCGCCACCGGCGACAGCGCCAGTTTCTGCTTGATGTTGTTGTGGAGATCCATGATGTGATTCCTTTGCGAAGCGGCCCGCGCCAGGCGCGGAACCCTTGTTGAGTCAGGTCTTGATCAGGTCGAGCACTTGAGCTTTTTGATCGCCTCGGGCAGAAGCACGCCACCACCAGTGCGCTTGCGCGCACGGAAGACGACCGTGCCGTTGTCGGCGCCCGTCGTGTAGTCAACCTGGAAGCTGATGCCGATGCGATCGACGACCGCATAGCCGCGACGGAAGTCGCCATACACCACCGGGTAGGCGTTGGATGCGGGATCTGGAAGATCCGGCATTTCGACATACGGCGCCCCAAGGATCGTGTTCGGCGCAGCGTTCGCGATGCCAGGGATCCACAGGTACTGGTTCGTCGTGTCCTTGAGCTTGCGAACCGCCTTGAGCGAGGTGCGGTTCAGGCCGAATAGGCCATTGCGCGTATAGGCGGTCTTCGGCGCGTGGTACAGGTCGATCATGCCGTCTGCGGTGATCGCGGATGCGCTACCGGACACGACTTCCCCGATGTCCGAATTGACCAGCAACCCTTCCATCTGGTTGGTGCCGGCGCCGGTGCCGTTGATCGACTCGTAGCCCTCTTTGTACGAGAACTGGTCAGCCGACTCCATGCGCAACTCGGCCAGCAGGTCGTAGTCTGAGTCTTCGAGCATCTGCATCGAGACCTCGAAGCGCGCAAACAGCTCAGGCGCCAGGATTTCGAGCATGCCGTAGCCGGGGTCGCCTGTGTTCGACCGGGTGCCGGTCTCACCGACGCGCGTAGCCGTGGCTGGCGTCGTGCGCTTCGGCTGCTTGTAGCTCTGGGTGCCGATCGTCTTGACAGAGCAGATCGCGCGAATGGGCGTCATCTCGATGACGTTCTTCAGGATGTCGCGCTGCATGTCGGGAGGGGCCAGCAGATAGCCGGCGCCAGCGTCATTGCCCTTGACAAGCGTGTTCATGTGCTTGCGCACGAGATCCACGTCCGCCTGGTCACGGGCGTCGGCAGGCTTGCGCATGCAACGATCAAACGCAGCGCGGACCTTGGTCTCCTCGTCCTTCGCTTTGTCGCCACCTAGCGCGCCCGGGCGATTCAGAATCGCCTCAACGCGGTCGAGTTGCTCCTGCATTGCCTTTTGCTGCTGGCCGGCGAGCGTGATCTGCTGGTTCATGGGCTCGAACTTGTCGAGCACGGCATTGATCTTTTCGACCTTCGCCGTCAGATCGCCGACCGCCTTGCCATCGGCCTTCGCCGCAAGCAGCTTGTCGTTCGAGTCCTTGAACTGTGTAAACGCTTCCATCACCTCGGTGACGGCATCTTTGTCTTGTGCCAAGTTGGGCTCCTGAAATGAAGAAGGCCCGCGCAAGGCGGGCCAGATCGGGGGGAGGTGGAAAGTCAGCGCGTGAGCGCTCGGAGGTGCTCTACGAGCTTCGAGGCCGCCGCCCCCTCATCACGCAGGGAGTGCTTTGGCTGGATCTCGGCCTCATCGCGTAGGCCGAGGAGTGCGCGGGCCTGCGCTGCAACGCGGCGGGCCTGTGCGTGGGTAAGCCCCTCTCCGTCTCGGAGAAGGCGCTCAAGTTCTCGAATCTGTGGTTGCTCGCCGCCGACGGCGAGCAAGTCCTGAGGTGCGTTGCGGAACAGGCGCACAACAGCCGATCGAGCGTGCGCGTCCTTCTTCTCCTTCTTCTTCGCGGGCGTCATGCTGTCCGCGAAGCCTTTGTCGACTGCCTCTCGCGCACTGAACCACGTCTCCGACGTCATCCACTCGGAGAGGTCGTTACGCGACTGCTCGGTGCGCGCCGCGTAGATGTCGATCAGATCCTGCTTGAGGCCCGTCAGGACATCAGCCTCTGCCCGGAATGCGTCCTCGTCCCCCATGGCAAAGCTCCACGGGTTGTGGATCATGAAGCGGGAGCCCTCGGCGATGCGGATCTCATCACCGGCCATCGCGATCACCGACGCGATGCTTGCGGCGATGCCTTCCACGTGCACGACGACGTTGGCGGCATGCCGCGCCAGGGCGTTGTAGATCGCCACTCCGTCGAACACCAAGCCGCCCGGGCTGTTGAGGCGCACGTTCATCGTGTCGACATCAAGCGCCGCGATCTCCTTGGCGAACTCCTCAGCGCTGACGCCACCCCACCATCCGCCGATGTCGCCATAGATGAAGACCTCAGCCTCCTCGGCGGCCTCGTCAGCAGCCAAGCGAAGCACCCCAGGGCCAAGTGCCGTCGGCGTGCGGTTCAACAACCGGCCAGCGCTTCGGGGCAGGTCGATCGGTTTCTTCGGCATGGCGCCTACTCCTCAGTTTCGGTGTCAAGTTCGGCGAGCACTTCGTTGAGTGCTGCATCAGCATCTCGGATGCGACGCTCGTTGCGGGCCGATAGGACGCGGCCGACATTCATGCGCCGCCCAGGCTGGTCGGGCCCGCGATCGGGGGGCGAAACCTGGGAGCCCGCCTCAACCTCGTCGGTCGGCTCGGTGTTCAGCGGGACGCGGTACACATCGCCGCCTTCGTATGGGTTCATCTCTTCGAGCGCGCGGATCTGGTTCGCGTTGAGCGCACCCATCTGCCAGAGCTTGTAGTAGAAGTCGCCCCGATCCTTTGCTGCCCCGCGCATCAGAGCGTTCGGTAGGAACTTCGCATAGAAGCCTTCTGCGTCGTCCTTGTCGGTGAGCAGGTTGACATCGATCGATTGCTCGATTCGCTCATACCAAGGCATTAGGGTGTGAACGACATGCGCAAGGAACATCTGCTCCGCGCTGGCGTAGGTCGCCGTCTTGTCGCTGAAGCCGATCATGATCGGCATAACGCGAAATGCGCGGCACACCTCCTCGATCTGGAACTTCCGTGTTGCGAGATGCTCTGCATCGACCCCGGTCATCGAGGTCGGAATCCATTTCGCGCCGCGATCAAGCACAAATGGCTTGAACTTGTTCAGCCCACTGATATTGCGATCGATCCAGTCGCGCAACTGCCTGTACTGCGGCTCGGTCAACGTGCTTTCAACGCTGTACATGCCAGATGTCTGCCCCCCGTTGGCGTGCAGCAGGCTGTGCGCCTCTTCAGTGGCAATAGACAGACCGATGGCATCCCGCGCCAGGCGCAAGATCTCCATACCGTCCCAGCCGTTCCAGCTTGGTCCCTTGATGTGCCAGATCGCCTCGGCAGGAAACTCTTTCGATTCCCCCGTCTCGGTCGAACTCACGCAGTACGTGAGACTTCGATCCGAATTCCTGCGCACAGTCACGCACTCTGGCTCGAACGGGATCAGCTCAACAATTCGGCCGCGCACCACGTTTTTGAATGCGATGAAGCGGCCAGCCAACGACGTATGAAAGGCCAGCGTCTCTCGGAACTCGAAGCTCGTTTGCCAGGGGTTCGGCTTGCGGTGCAGGATTCTGAATAGTGGGTGCTCTTTGGCGACATTGCGCCCGCCATCCTCACGCTCCTGAAACACCTTCAGCGGGACTTGCGCAATGCCTTCCGCGATCACGCGCACGCAGCCGAGAACCGCCATCACCTGCAGCGCCGTCGTCACCGTCACCGTCTTTCCAGACGTCGATTTCACCGACGTGAAAATGTCGGACCAGAACGGCTCCCTGAACGCAGCATTGCTGCGCGGCGCAACCATCGATGCAAAGAACCCCATCAGGCGGCACCTCTGCGCGCCGACAGCACACCACCAGCAAGCAGGAACGCGCCGCCAACGATGAAACCGGCAGGCGGGTACACAAGCCACGCCCCGAACGAAATTCCGATCACTCCAGCCAGCATGAGTACATCAGGCACCCAGCCTTTGAGTGCGTTCACGCTGCCGCCCCCGTCTCCCAGAACGACGACGACTGCCCAGCCTCGCTGCCGCCAGCTCGCGCGATCGCCATGATCGCGGCCACGCCGCCGTCGATCTTTTGGTGCGGGCGCTGCTTGATGGGCGAGACCAGGCCCTTCTTGGCTGGCCGAGCCACCATGTTCGACATGCACCAGGTCGTCATTTCGTTTCCGTCGTGATGAAACCGGCCGTCCTTGACGGCGGCCAACAGCTCGTCCAAAGGAACTGCGAAGTTCTGCGGCGTCTGGACGAACTCCACCGCCTCAATGCCCTCGCGCATCAGCGCTTGGGCCATCTGGGTCGCGTTGAAGGGGTCATAGACCACCTCCAGCGGGTTGATGCGCTTGCAGTCCTCGATCACCTGTTCCGTGATCGCCTCGAAATCCACGGTCGCTCCGTCGGTCTGCGTCAGCAAGCCCATGCGAACCCACTTCGCGTAGTGCGCCGCGTTTGGCCCTGGCTCCTCCACCGCCGCCTCGGGCAGCCAGTAGCGCCCGAACAGGTAGAAGTGCGGCGCCCCATGCGACATGCGTCTATACAGCCGTTGCTCTGCACAGAGGTCGGACTTGCTCGCAAGGTCGATGGCTATCCAGCAGTCCTCGCCAGATAGCTCGTCCTCGTCCAGCATGGGATCCTCACAGAGCGCCCACTGCTGCATGTTCATGACCCCGGCGAACACCGAGGTCCAAACGTTCAAGTGCTTCGTCTTGAACTTGTTCTGCTGCACCGGGTTCAGCAGCGCCTGACGCTGCTGCGCCAGGAGGAAATCCGGGTCGACAGACACCCCGTAGTTCGGATTCGCCTTGATGAGCGACTTCGGGTCAGCCCAGTCGTCTTCCTTGTCGATGCCGAAGATGACCCCGAACAGCTGGTCATCCTCGATCACCCCATCCAGCACCTTGCAGACCTGCTCGCGCTTCTCGTAGCAGGGGCCGGCAATGTTGTAGCCGGCCGTAGTGATGGCCAGCATCAAGGGTTGCTCGCGCGCCCCCATGCCGGTTTCCATCGTGTCGTACAGGTTCGGCGTGTCGTGCTCGTGGAACTCGTCCACGATTGCGCACGACGGCGATGCACCATCGCCCGGGTTGCCGATGATGGGCTCGAACTTGGATCCGTTCGACTCGACGACCAATGCCTTCGCCCAAACCGACGCGCCGAGCTTCTCGCGCAACTTCTCGTGCCGCTCAAGCATCAGCTTGGCCGGCTTGAACACCTCCCACGCCTGCTTTTCGGTGGTCGCGCCGGAGTACACCTCCGCGCCAAACTCGCCGTCTGCGAGCAGCATGTAGAGCCCAATCCCGGCGGCCAGGATCGACTTCCCGTTCTTCCGCGGGATTTCCCAGTAGGCCGTTCTGAACCGACGCTTGTCGTCCTTCTTGCGCAGCCATCCGAACAGCACAACCACCAGGAAGCACTGCCATGGCTGAAGGACCACACACTCCTTCTTCGCTGCCCACTTACCCTTCGTGTGCGGCAAGTTCTCGATGAACCGACACACCCGAGCCCCTTTGTCCGGGCTGAAGCGGTAGCGGTACGTCTTCTTCGCCTGCTTCTTCAGGTCGTCCAGGTGCCGCTTAGCCGCCTTCCTGACCCACGCGCCAGCCGGGAGGGCGCCGGCAACAACCTTTTCCGCGTACCAATGCGCGCGAGCCGCATGTTCAGCCGGCGGCTTCTGGTTGTGTGCTCTGCTCGCCATGGCACTTCGCCGCCCGACGCTTGGTCATCCGGCCGCCGCGAACTCGTCTAAGGGATCGCCATGCTTCGGCTTCTTCGGCACCGACACCTTGCTGCGGTCTGCCGGCGTCATGCCAAGCTTGCCCAGGATCGCTTCGAGCCGCCCGAACTCGCCAGCCGTGAAGTCGTCCGGCGCCTTCCTCAGGCGGGCAAGCAGAACTGCAGCAGCCTCAACAGCGACCGAATCGGCGTCGGACAGTACTCCGGCGTGCGCCTTCTTCACGAGTTCGCGGTAGGCCTCGGCCTGCGCCTCGTCGAAGTAGCCTGGCGGATCGCCGATCTGGGCATCAGGCTCAGGTTCGTTTTCTCGCTCGCGCCCGCGCGCCGGATCCTTTTTGAACGAGCCCTTCAGTTCGAGCACGTTGGTCGGTTTGCGCGGCCTAGCCATGG